TGATCCGTGGGACTTTTCCTCGCGCAGACTAACGGAGCCATGGTATTGCACCTCTGCCATGGTTGTCTGTGCGAAAATCCGTTTGTAATTTGCCTTCCCCACACGGTGGCGATTGCCCCGTGTGGTTTCGTTTTTGGCTTTCTTCCTTCCTCCTTCATTGCGTCTGGCTGGAGTTATCCAGGCCTGCCGCGCCGGTTGCGTGGATAGCGCAGAACCCCCAGGCACGGGTCAAAATGCCACAGTGGAGTCTGTTTCTCTCCGCCCCTCACTTGGGTTAGGTGGCCTTGCAGCTTGTGCGCACTGCATTGTATTAGCACAACCCCCCCCCAAAACACAACCGAATACAACCATGGATACAACACAAACTATGAGAGGAAAACGCGGTAATCGTCGGGGCAAGTACGCGAATAGACCAGGAGATAGTATCAAAAGGTGTGAGGCCGCCGGGAGCGCGGACGCGGAAAGCCAGGTTATTCAGCAAAATGTGGAGAATCAGTGTGTCCATGGCCAAACGGTGAATGTGTCGAGTTGGGTTGTTGGAGACCGTGCCGACTTCGGTTTCCTGGCTAGAGCTTCGGGTAAGCCTGGGTCACCCCACATCATTTGTGAGTTCCTCCAGATGGATGATCGGGGCAGAATCACCCAGCACCAGAAGCAGGGGCGTCCCGCCCCAGGAATGCGCGGTGTCGGGATTGTCGTTCTCGACAGAAAAGGCGTCCCTATCGCCCCCCCATACCATCGGTTTGGCACCTGCCACTTCGATGGTGAGGCGATTAGGATCAGGACTGCCTCTCCCAAGACGCGCTTCTTTGAGTGGTGCATCTGTACCCCCACCCATGTTCCTGTCATTCGTGGCACGGAGGTGGTTTGGGAGGATTTTCGGGTGGACCATTCGCTAGCAGCTATTCGGGCCGAGTCGCAGAAAGCGGCCGACCAGGCAGTGATGCCGGTTGTGCCGCAGGCCCCAAGCCCTGCGTCCCCCCCGCTACTCGCGGGGTATGTGGATGCGGAGTCGATGTCCACCTCGCCTACTAGTGCCAGCAGCGGTCGTGCCGCTGGCGTAGGCGACCTGGAAGCTTTTCTTCATGCCGACGGTGATTGCTCTTCGGATTCTGGAAGTTCCGATTCTGAGAGTAGCACGGCCGGGCTGCTCGGTGAGGAGCAGGAGGCGGGCACTGCGTCAATGGGTGTCGGAGTCGTGGAGCAAGCTCCGGTTCCGGTCCCCGACGCCGTGCCGCCTCCCAATCCCCCTATTGATGCAGCCGAGCCGCGCCCAGCCGCCGGCATTGTTGCCCCCCCACGTGTACACGCGCCTGTTGTGGCGCGGCAGGAGGCCCCAGAGGATGTCTCTTCGCATCCCTTCCGGCCGGATGGCACTGACCTTGAGCGCGCGGTTTACCCCGACGCGCTTCCGTCACTGCCAGGTCGGTTTCTCGGGTCTTTTTGGTCTAGGCTGTTGGGTTATGTTCCGTATATCCCCTTCAGTCAGCCGACTGCCGGTGAGTACGCGCGGGGGCGGCAGATGGTGGAGGACGATAAGGAGGTGCGCACCACGTCCGAGGGCCTTGCCGAGTTCGACGCTGTCGGCTCGATGTGGTCCTTGAGGACTGGTGTGCGGTGGCCCTGGGCCGAGCGTGTTCGCTGGTACCAGTTGCGCTACCTCCTTTTCGCCCTTCCTGTCCTCACGCTTTGGTTTGTTGGGGCGCTGGTGGCGTCAGGCGTTATTGGGTGGGAGGCGGCTCTGATCGTGCTGGTCACCTGTCTCCCGTTCGTAGCGCTTGCGTTCACGGCGTGGCGTCGCTACGAGCCCGCCCCATCGGTGGAGTTGGTTACTCACCGGGCTCGTGTGGAGACGAAGTTCCTATATACGGCGGCGATTGACTGGTCCGTCTACAATACCATGTTGTATCGGTTGCGCACATCCCCATATTGTGATTACAAGCAGGCGGTTAACACCGTCCACACGACGTGGGACTTGTACGTTGGTGAGGCTAGGCCCTCCCAAGTGTTCAAGCAAATGATGGGCACCGACAAACGCATGCACGCGCAGTGGATTCTTTATACCGCTGCGCGCAGTGACCTTACCCAGCCCCTTGAGATCAATATGCAGGGCTGGCCAGACAACGCCACCGTCCCTTTGGGAAAAGTGTGAGCCTCGGCAGCTTTGACGCGGTGAGTCACGAAGCGGTTGCCCGTACGTTGTTCCCCAAGTTTTCTGGGGAGGTACGTTTTAACACCTACTTCGTGCAAAACCCTGTCGGTGCAGACTCTTGGGTTCCCAAGCGCGTGTCAGCCAATGTGGCTGTCCGCGCGACTTGGGAGGCCACGGGCTGTTACCGGCTGCTGCCGAGGCCTTGCATCTTTGTTCGTCCCATGTATTCCTTCCTTTCCCGTGCACAAGATTTTAAGCGTTACCAGTTGGTGTCCCCCTGTGATGCCAACACTGCTTGTGCGCTCTACTTCAGGGTGTTGACGCGGAGTAAGGAGTTGGGGCAGTACCTTGCCTCCAACCCGGGGACGGTGCAACACCTCCTCAAGGTTGCAAAGCTTTTCGCGGTTTCAGGCCAGCGGGCCAGGCTCACCCCAATGACCATGCAGGGTGTGCTTGACTCTATGCGTACTGGCGAGGACGCCCTATCGCGCACCTTGTCTGATCTGGGGTTCCACCTGGACAGGTCTAAGTTGCCCCGCTATCAACGGGCCTACGATGAGTGGGCCGAAGCGGGCTACGATGGGCGTTCCTACGGCCAGCCCAACCGGCTGTTGCTGCGTAAGTACTCCTTCATCCGCGCATTCGCGAAGGTTGAGATGCTTCCCGCCGGGAAGTGGCCCCGTCTCATCCAGCCAAGGGATCCGAAGTTCAACCTCCATGTGGCTCAGTTCACAAAGCCAATGGAGGCTTATTACTATTCCAGGGTTGGTGTTCATGGTGTCTTCAAAAACTTTTCCTCTCTCGCTGGCAGGCCTTGGTCTCGCTGGATTGGGAAGGGTTTGAATCCACAGGAACGGGGCGAGCTTTTCTGGCAGAAGTACCACGGGTTCAAGGCGGTCTACGGTGTTTTCCCGCTCGTCACGGGCTTGGATTGCACAGGCTTTGACGCCCACGTTACTGAGGGTCAGATAAAGGCCGAGTGGGCTTTTTACAGGCGCAGTTTTCCGGCAGTTTATGCCGATGACATGTACTACCTCCAGCATCTTATGGAGCGAGCGCATGGCACGATTGGAAGCGCGACATATTCCATAACCGCCACCAGGATGTCTGGTGACATGCATACCGGGTTTGGTAACTCGGTGCTAACTTGCATGATGGTTTGTGGAGCTCTCCGTGGCATCACGAAGCGGTTTGACCTGCTTGATGACGGAGATGATTGTCTCGTGCTTTTCCACCCCGATGACGGGGCTCTTCGTGTTACTGAGGCCTTGCACGCCTACTTTTGGCTACTTGGGCATGAGCTCAAGGTTGACCCCCCCAGTGACGATTGGAGGGCTGTCAGCTGGTGTCAGTGCAAGCTGGTGCGGGTGCTGTACGATGGCCGGGAGTCATTCATGTTTGTGCCTGATATACGCAAATCGATCGGCGTGTTGGGATCCCATGTACATATGCGCGAGCCAGTGACGGCTCAGCGCTACTTGGAAGATGTCCTATACGCCTATTCGGTCGTGTATCAGCCGGTTTCCTGTTTCGCACGTATGCGGGAGGGAGCTGGCGTCGCGAGGCGCAACAGGGTGGCTGCCATCGACGGGAACGCTCGTAACATGGTCGGCAAGTTGAAGGCGCATGCCTGCGCCTCCACTGATGCCGACTATTGCCGAGCGTTTGGATTGTCCCCTGGTGATGTTGAGTGTGCGGGCGCCATCTGGGACGAGGCTGTTGACTATGTCAATCGCTTCGTTATCCCGGATGTCCTTGTCCCGCCGCCTGACAACAGGTAGAGTGTTCTTGGCAATGTCGTGGGCTGCCAGACACTGAAACGACGTTAAATATGCCCCGCTGGCGAAGTGCCGGCGTTCTCTTGCGGATGGTCCAGCAGTATCCGCATTGAATGTGACCTAAAACTGCTAGGCGTTGCTACCTGCTCCGCCGAACGAGTAGTCAAAAGAACTTGCCACGCCCCGACTACACGCTCCGTAACTTAGTTACATCAATGGGGC